GGCAGGCTCCTCAACCAGAACGATAGACTCTGCGTCAGATACGACATGAGCACTTTCCCAGTTCTCCACCCAGACCCGATATGCTTGAGGGTCCTTCTCGCGGATACTGCCAACAATAACAAGGCGCTCAGACTCCTTCTTGGTATCTTTGAAGAGCTCTGGGTGGGTATTCTTGCAGTGCTTGACGAAGGCGTTCCAAGCCTTTACACCTGGAGATGCAGCCTTCTTTGGAGCATTAGGAGTCTTTACCTTCTTTGCCTTTACAGGAGTTGTAACAGCTACAGGCTTCAACTCTTCGGGGATACTAGAAGACTCAAGAGGGTCTACCAGCTGAGCGTCAATGGAGTTCATCAGCAGCTGAAGGGCAGTCCTCTTTTCAGAGAAGCTCATCTTGGCAATCAGAGAAGTAATAGACTTAATTATGCTTGACATGTTTAGTTACTTTGCTTCTTTTGTAGGGTTGCTTCCTAATATTGGCTGTTCGCAATTTCAATTTTTATATTAGATTGACATATAGTATACACTTCAAAGAGGGGTATTTGAAGTCTTTTTTCAATCTATAATAAAAATTGACATAATTTGAAGAGTGCCTCTTTTCAATTTGAAGCATACACTTCAACCTAATATAAAAATTGAAATTTGAAATCCAATATTATAGGAGGCAACCCAACAACAAAGTAAACATGTCTTCTGTTCTGTCATCCATGATTCAGTCTCTGAGCCTCAATGAGAAGGTAACCCTCAATCAGCTCCTGGCTGCCGCCATTGCTGAAGAGGTAACTGGTGCTCCTTTGAAGAGTGCTCCTTTGAAGAGTGCTCCTTTGAAGAGTGCTCCCCTAAAGAGTGATGATACTGTCAAGACAAAGAAGGCAAAGGATCCTAATGCTCCAAAGAAGGCTGCATCTCCAGGTGTAAAGGCCTGGAACGCCTTCGTGAAGCACTGCAAGAAGACCCAGCCAGAGCTCTTCAAAGATACCAAGAAGGAGTCTGAGCGCTTGGCAATCTGCGGTGGTATCAAGGAGCGTGACACTGTGGCATATGATGCCTGGGTGAAAAACTGGCTGACAGAATCCTCAGATTCTGAGATCTCTTCTCCTCCCAGTCCTATCGTCACCCATGTGACGGCTCCCCTTGCTCCTGCTCCTGCTGCTCCTGCTACTCCTCCTGCTGCCCCTACTGCAGAGAAGAAGGCTTCTAAAGCAGCTGCCTTAAAGGCAGCACAAGAGGCCGCTGCTGCTGCTTTGGCAGCCCAAGAGGCTGCCGCTGCTGCTTTGGCAGCCCAAGGGGAGGATGATATTGGCATGGTAAGGAAGACCATCGCTAACCAGAAATACCTGATGGACCCCGAGAGCCATGAGCTCTATAAGACCAACTCTACCTGGGAGGAAGTAGGAGAGAACGTTGGCAAATGGAAGGGACCATCATCATCAAACTCTGGGGGTGGTGGATCAGAGGGAGAGATTGATTTCCACGAGTAGATAAAAGAACAAAAACCAATAAAAGAACAAAAAACCAATAAAAGAACAAAAAACCAATAAAAGAACAAAAAACCAATAAAAGAACAAAAAACCAATAAAAGAACAAAAAAACCTTTTTTTTGATGACTAAAAAGTGAAGTCACAGTGACTCCTTCATAGGTGCACATACCATGTACTATCCTAAATGGACTCCCCCACATCCGTATAAGAATCGCAAGAAGACTACACCCAATTGTGTAATACCCGACCAACTTTTCTCTGACACCCTTCATTCCTACGACTTTGAGCGAAAGACATGGTATCCCTGTATCAAAGTAGACGGTGTTCCTCGATATAAATGGCAAACGCCACCTAGTATTGACCCTATGATTCAAGAGAGATTCTCCTCGTATGAACACGTACAGTTCAAACTACTCTCGGAAAAGTATATATGCCAGAAAGAGTATGAAGTAAATACGTGTGAATTAATCGCATCTGATAGGAAACGCGCATGGTCTTCCAAGCTAGACCCTTCGCGCCCAAGACTACTTGAAAAAGAAGCAACTCTCAAAGAGAGAATTGATGCTTTAGATAAGAAGATTAAAGAACATGCTATAGACAACGCAAATCTTCTTGATATAATTAATATACATATCCTTATGGAGAAAGACTACGCTTACAGTATTGAGTATCAAGCGTATCTAAACGATATTCTCTCTAATTCACCTGTTACACCCCCTACAAGGAAAAAATATGTCATTATCAATACAACCCTTCCACTCGATACCCCCTCTTATACAGGTATCGTTGAACAAAGGCCCACTGTATATAGACCACCTGTATTCGTCAAAGAAGATGAAAATTTCATTTCTTCTTCACTTGATATTAATTCAAAAGAGCTCTTTCCTTCCCTTGGCTAGACATAAGAGTCTCGCATAAAAATTGATTTTTTATGCGCGGCATAAGGAAAGTAACTCTACAAACATAATAACAATGCCTGCCTTTGCGTTCGATTATAACACTGCGTTGGATTCTCTCTTGAAGGAGAATGGTCTTGCACCCGAGGGTCAATATAAACCACTTGACGTGGCCAAAGAACTTGGGTTGAATCCTCCTGTTCCCTGTATCCATAAAACAGGATGCAATCACGAGGGAGCATGTGCTTTCGTTCATCCAGGGGAAGAGGGTACTGGATTAAAGTATTTCCCTGAGAGGACTCGCCTTGATTCTAAGACTGAGATGATGGTTACACACAATGCTGCTATTCGCCTTGTGAACAATGATGTAAGTTCCCCAGCTTTCTATACTCGTCGTCGCCAGAACCATTCCTGGGCTTCTTGGTGCTCACGCAACAATCTTTCCTACACCCCCAACCGCACAGGGAGACCCCCAGCTCCAACCACTCGCCCTAATCAAGGGTATGGGGCATCCACTCCAACCACTCGCCCTAGTCAAGGCAGCTGGGCATCTGTTGCTGCAGCGCCTCGTCCTGCTCCTCAGCTACCCCAGCAGAATATGTATCCTTCCTGGGGATATGGCTATGGCTATCCTATGGGTGGATATGGGATGGCTCACAATATGCCTACTATTCCTATGTCCCCTGATATGATGGCATCTTTCCAGCAATTCCTCCTTGCTCAACAGTCTCCCCCGCGCCAACACGAGGATGTTATGGCTGATAGATTTGGTAATGCCGTCTATCAAAAGGTAAATGCTTTACTCCCTACTCTGAAAGATGGTATTGTAGCCAAGGGTGTCTGGCCAAAAATGGTTACAAACCTACCAGGAAAAATCACAGGAATGTTCCTTCATATGGAGTCAAATGAGATTGAACAGGTTCTTTCTGACAATGACCTCCTTGTCGAGCGCATCTTTGATGCCTGTGAGGTTCTAGTAAAGCACGAGAAGTAAATATAAGTCACAAAACTCACAAAAGCCAATAAAAAAGAACACTTCAAAAAAAATGAAAAAAAGGAATACGGTCAACAGGACCACCCCTTTTTTACTATGAAGCTAGAACAATTATGGCCTGAATGGTTTTATAAGTCATACCAAGAAACTGCCATACAATGGATGCTTCACCAAGAATCCCAAATTCCCAGAGGTGGATTAATGTGTGATGATATGGGACTTGGAAAAACTACATCTACGCTTGGTCTCATCCTTAACTCACCTCTCCCACCTTCTATCTCTCGCCATACCCTTCTGATTTGTCCAAAAGCAGTAATCAGTCAGTGGCGTGATATGGCACTCAAATGCTCTTTCAATATTGTGGAACCCTATGCTGATGGATGGAAAAAGCCTTCTCCCTTTTACCCCACAAAACCCTGGCTCTACATTGTAAACTATCATGCCCTTCTCTACCGTCCATCTTTATTCAAACAGAAATGGGGGAGAGTTTGTATTGATGAAGCCCATGAAATCTCAAAAACATCTGGTGCAATATATAAGGCAATAAAGAAGATTGAACGCTCTAGTACCTGGTGTATAACAGCAACTCCCTCTAAAAATGATAAGACCATCTCTTCTTTAAAAGAAATACGTGCGCTCTTCTCCCTGGTTGGCTTTGACCCTGTAAAGCTAATTGACTCGACCTATACCAGTGATCTAATTCAAAGACGTATGCTTCATCGCTCTATGGATGAAATGCGGACTCTCATTCCAGGCCTCCCTCCTGTCCCAAAGATACTAAAAAAAGTCCTTCCTTTTGAAAGCATAGAAGAAGAAGAATTCTATAATGGTATTCAAGGGAGATTAGTTGCTCAATGGAGAGCCTTAGAAAGAGATAACGTAGTGGGTCAGTTTCAACTGATTATGAAACTCCGACAACTCTCTATCCACCCACAGATATACATTAGTGCCAAAAAGAGAGAATCTGTACATTATAACCGAGAGAATTGGGAAGGTACTAGCACTAAATTCCAAAAACTGAGAGAGACCATAGAAGAAAGTACAACACCTACTCGCTGGATTGTATTTTGCCAATTTCGCGATGAGATGGATTTATTAGAAGATTTCCTGTATGAAAGTGATAGTATTGGGTCTATATATCAGTATCATGGTGGCATTGCTATTGATATAAAAGATAGAATTATAGCTGCTACAAAAGAACCCATACAAAAACATAAAATCCTCCTCCTTCAACTCCAATCAGGGGGTGTAGGGCTGAACCTTCAACATTTTACAAAGGTGGCCTTTATAAGTCCTTGGTGGACACAAGCATTGATGAATCAGGCTATTGCAAGAGCAGTTCGCATGGGCCAAAAAGAGGTTGTAGACGTTTACATCTTTATGTTAGCAATAGAGGATAGTATCAATATAGACGATATGATGCTGGGGCATGCTAAAGTAAAAGGGGAAATCCTTCGCGAAGTCTTAAGTAAGGCGAGTAGAGGGGAAATTCTGTCTCATGGTATAGAAGATGGAATCAAGTAGCTCGTTCTGGCCTAGTGCATCTACAATGGCTGGTATACTGGTTGTAGTAATCCTTGGTTTATTTATAGCCAGGTACTTTTTTTATGGTTTCTCTACTGTACCCCTTCCTTCTTATAAGAGTGGTTTCACTGTTACAAACGAAGGATTTACCCTCCCTACAGAGAAAGGAGGTATTATAAACTCGGAACCTATTGCTGGGGCTCAACGGTGTCTAAACCAGAATGCTACTGCTACGACGCTTTTGAGTATGTTTGAAAAGAATAACTCCGACGATTACATAGAATTCAATCGCTTACTTAATAAACTATGTTGCTTCAAAAAAGACCTTTCTTCTTCAAATCATTTAGTTGATGCCACATTAAAACAACCATATATAACACAACATGATGTAGAACCTATTGCTGAAGTAACAGCCCGTTGTTTCGCAAAGACTATTTCTCCTAGAGACCTTGAAATATCATTTGATATATGGACAGGTCGTGGAAATTCCCTTATAGAAAGTATTGCAGCTGCCAATGGAATGCCATCTGCTGATTTAACAAAAGCACAAAGTGTATTTAATCTTTTCATACGAGATATTCGCAATGATGCTCAAGAAAGCTGCTTACAAAAAGAACCTCTTATTGCTGGTAAACCTGGACCTCGTGACCCTCATGCATATTCAAACCCTTCAGAAGAAGATTATGGTAAATATGATGGATTTTATTAGGTTCGTCGATAGTGTCTCGGTTTGAAAATCTAATGTATAAGAAAGGATGGGAAAGAAGAGCCGGAAATCCTTTTATATCCCCAAAAATATAAAATATACTAGGAAGAAGGTGAAAAAAAGGATAACGAGAAAGAAGCCTAGGCTTTGTAAATTAATAAACGGAAAATGTAATTGGAGAAGAAGTTTTAGACCAGGATATGAAGATGATTATATGAGAGATATACTTAATACATAGAAGTAAGTGTCTTATATACAACAATCCATGCCTTCCATTTTAAAAAGCTTACACCATTTGCCTCTAGAGCTCGTTTCATAACAGCATCTAATTGTTGAAACATATCAGTTAAGTTTATATTCCCATACGTCACATGTAAATCTTGAAATGGAAAGATTGGTTTACTATTTTCCACATTTATCTCATTATGAAGATTCCACAACCATGTTTGAATGGCGATTGCAGCATCTAGTTTTGTCATTGTAAAGAATGATACAACTGGATGAGTCGCTATATATTCTTTATAATGAGCGCGGCATATATCACATGGAATAATATCCCCTGTCAATGGAAACAATTTCTTCCAAAGGTTTACTTCATCTGTATACATATTTGTTGTTGCATATTTATCGGCAAGACCATGAAGCATTTTCCATAAAATAGGACCCCAATCAACAGAGTCTGGATAATCAATTACAGGTGCACGGCATTTACATGGCATTCTGATGAAAGATACTTTCTTCAGAATGATATTTTAAACGAAGTATTTATGAAAGTAAAAGGGCTGTAAAGACATAGAGTCCTAAGATTTGCCAAAAAGACTTGGCAGGCCGGGCTACAGATACTAAGTCAACTACAACAGAGTTCCATAATAACTTACCTATGAGTGATAATATAACAAGGGAAATGAAAAAAGTTAATAAGACAACAACGAGTTGAACATATCCATCCTTCTTCTCCTTTGAATTCTCGGGATTCGCAAAACCTTGGACAACTCCTCCTACAAAACCCCTTACAGCAGTCATTTCTAATTAAGTCTACATATTTTCTAATACTAACTTCTCAACGGTGGTTATTCCCTGTTTCTCTGTAATAAAATCAATAGCCTTTTTTCCTGCATCATCTGATTTTAGAAACTCAGATAACATAGTCTGTAAATTTTTCTTACAAAGGGAACCCTTCTTCTGCTTTGTTTGACACAAAATACGATTTTTCGATTGCTTCAAATCAAGAGTACCAATGCTATTCTTCTTCATGACACGTAGAATAATCTCACTAAACGCCTTCTCACGAATTTTATTCTCACGCACTTGCTCTTTTAATTTACGACCTTCTTCTTGAACTTGCTTCCATTGAACAATCATTTGTGGCAGTTGCTGTAAATCTCCTTCTGTTTCCATCCTTCTTTTCTCATGCGACCGGGGTTTAGGCTGGGGCCTCACAGGGGGTTTAGGCTGGGGCCTCACAGGGGGTTTAGGCTGGGGCCTCACAAGGAAATAATTTTCTGCTCTACTTCATCCCATGTCCCCATTGATTCTCCTATACTATCATCATCCTTCTTTTCAAATACGGCCATATTTGGCATGACATAGTATTTTTTACCTTCAAACTCTACTTCTTTTTTAGTAGTAGCTTCTTCAGGTGACGTTCCTACTTCTGCAGAAAGAGGAGGCACGACAAGACTCTTTTTCCTCATAGAGACTTTACGTGTCTTTCCAGGTGTCTTCATTGGGGTTGCCTTTACCTTCCGTGTTTCTGCACGAGCCAAATATGATTTAGCTTCCTCAACTGCTTTTGCTGCCATAGGTGCAAGTTTTTCTTCAGGAAGACCAAGACCCTTTAATGATTCCTTTACCTCACCTTCTTTACCAGCTTTAGCGCTCTTCCATATACTAGATATTGTTTTATTTCCTTGTGTGGTAAGGGGTGCACCCATTGATTTGAGTGACTCAGATATTTCACTACGAAATTTATTAAACGTCTGGTCGATTACCCTTGCCTTTGATGTCATTTTAGGTGATTCTTCTTCAGGAATAGGTGAAAGCATAGTAGGTTTAGGCACCATAGATTTATTTGTAGCTTGTGTACCTACAGAAGACTTTTTTAAAGATGGGGCTACAACAGGTTGAGTACAGTGTTTCCCAACAAGAGACTGTAATGCATCCAATTTATTTTTGAGAATACGATTATTTGTTTCAGATAAGCGCATGACCGTTTCTTCTATATCCTTTACAGCATCACGTACTTGCTCCATACCAACCCTACGTTTACGAGTTTGAGTTTGGCTTTTTTGCTCTAACTGACCTGTCCCTTCCATTACTACGTACACCTTTGATAAAAAATTGACTTTCACCTATACTATCCAAACAGGCACACAATGGAATCTAAGCGACTACAGGAAGGAGCAGCTTTTGCTGAATTGATATGGTGGACTCTTGCCAAGTCTATTGTAAAAATGGCAGGAGAACTTTATGAATGGGATACAGACCAATGGACAACCGCTAATGAATTATTTCTTCGTCCAAATGATTATAAGGTTATATTACGTCATGAATAATTTCAATCTATCTCTTATTTTTCCACGGCATATACCACATTCCAATGCCATACGTCTTGCACAGCTTACACAAAATGTATGCCCACACGGTACAATTGCTGTTGAAATAGGGTCTGCCAAACATATAGGGCACGTTGGTTCACTCGGAAGACTTGTTCCTGTCTTAAATAATTGAATTGCTTCCCTCAGCGCTATATGTTTTTGATATAAACAAATCATATCCTTGTAATATGTTTCAATACCTGAATCACGAAATGATATTTTGATATATTGTTCTAATGCAGTTATTAGAGGACCCGTCGCTTCATTTTTTTGTAATTCCATTATTACAGCAACACGTTTATGTAATTTATCCAATTTATCTAATCTTAATTTCAACTGATTCTCGCATTCAAGAACCTTCTCACCTGTTTCCTTATACAGTTCAATAAGTGAATTGACTTGGGCTCGTAACTCTTCCATTGAAGAAAGACCTTTTTGTGAAATACATGTTCGAATTTCTTCTTGAACAGCATCGATGGGTGCTGTTGTGCTGAATAATTCGCCCAATGTTTTTAAAGAATTGGTATCTACATCATGACGAACAGCATAACGTCGAAGTGCCATTTCAACCGGACCAATTGTAGGATGTTCTGTAGATGGTTTCATTAAAAATTCTAAAACTGATTCATTCTGTTTAATCATTGTTTCACGAAGTTTTTTTCTCCAATTATTTGTATTAGTTGTCATAGATGTTAATAATGGACTTGATGTAGCAGGTGTTGATTCGGATACATGTCTTGCCAGTGCTTGTGACACTATACCATTTATTGCCTCATGTCCACCAAAGGATTCCATAAAGGCAGCAGTAGGGCGAGTATCTTCAGCATCTCCAAATTGTGCAGATGCATATTGACTATCTAATGAAAAATTTCCTGGAGGATATTCATTATTCATTCTGTATAAACGTAGTATTCATAAATATATACCAGTCCGCACTATAACTCATCTAATGTAATATGTTTCTGTAGCCTTGCCTTATTCCTTGTTAGATCTGTAAGCCTTTCTTTTAATTTCTTATCTTCTTTTGTTAAATCTGTACCTTTTTCTTCCTCACCATTTTTTTCTACAGTATCAGCCATATCAGCATCCGCGTCAAATATAAACCCTGCTTCATTTTCATCAATGCCTTTAGACATTTTATCTACACGCCGTTGTATGAAAGATGTCTCCATTCCTTCGAGATTTTCAAAGAGTATAAGGTTTACGCCGGGTAACTTTTTCACTTTATTATACGTGCTTGGATCAACAAGGAATAATATATCACCCAGCTTATCAACTGGATTTACTTCACATATTTCTGTATCGACCGAATCAGAGTCAGATTCACTCTCATCATTTGAACCTTCCTCCTTTAGCGGTTTATCCTCCTTTGAGAGTAAAGTATCAAGAGGGGGCATATCCCCTTTGGATTCAACATCGGTCTTTTTTATAAAGGAGAATGATCGCAATGATAATAAAACAATTGAACCTTTTTCAATCCATGTATTTTTGCGAAAACTACCACGAAGCCGACATAGACGCTCTTTATTATCATTGCAATATACTGCGAAGCGTCTATCCCCTACACTTTTAATGACCCGACCAAGCATTTGACCTTCACTTTCGTTAATACTAACCATTTCGGCAAATACCTCCCCTCCATGTTTTCCTTTCTTATAGCGTTTTCCTCCCTTATTTGGTGGCATTGTTCGTATGAGTAACCATCGTTACACATGTATACTTTTCAATTTTTGAACAAAAAACTGAGTTATTGTACCTTATTATCATCCCATTTCATTGGATTTGCTAAAACAGCATATTCTGGAACAGATCCCCCCACTTGTTTATGTGCCTTATGTGCCTTATGTGTATTATGTGCCTTATGTGCCTTATGTGTCTTATGTGTATTATGTGCCTTATGTGCCTTATGTGCCTTACGTGTATTACGTGTCTTACGCATTTTCCTCTGCTCAACCATTCTACTTCTTATTCAGAAATACTAAAACACGAGGAGGCTTCATTGTATCAACTAAATCATATAGTAACTTTCGATTCTCCGGTGCTCTACTTCTAGACTCAACACCATGCTCCTCTAATACTGCCTTAATATCATCATTTGCATCCTTAACATATAAAACAAGATTTTTCTCAACAATAGGTTTACCCATACGAATTGCCCATCCCTCTTTATTTGGACAATCTTCTCTTGTATGCCCCCCGCGGTCACATACATTACACATCATTGTTCGTCTATAATTACATTCCAAAGCTGTATGAGGAATTGTTACATATGACAGTAAATGTGAGCAATATGAACACATTATTATCGTGAGAATAAGTAGACCTTGTTATGTCAGGACAAAATATTCAATTTTTTTTCACTATAAGGGATACCCTTAAGATACATCACTGGCAAACTCATGAATTTAGCACACATACCGCAATTGATAAAGCAATTGAAGAATTGGATCTACTTGTGGATCAATATGTTGAAGTCTATATTGCAAGATTTACTCGTCCCCGTTTTTCTACAGGAGCAAGTATAAGCCTCAAAAGCCATACAAGGAAATCTATGATAAAGATGCTTGAACAAGCAAGTCTATATCTCCAAAGTCCGACATTTAATAAGGGATTAGATACGAAAAAACATTCTGAACTTTTTAATATTCGTGATGAAATAATTGCTGTGTTACAGCGGCTTTTATATTTATTTACATTACAATAGACATGGAAAATGCTTATTATTTGAAAGCTATATCTACTCTCACATCGTATCCCCTTAAAAAAATAAGGAATGATATGACATCTCAGCAATATATGGATTACACAGATGATTGGACTACCTTTAATAATATATGGGCTTTTAATTATACAGTGAGTTCAATAAATGCTTCAAAAATATCTCATGCGAATATATATACTTTTGCATCAAATAAAGAATATCTATCATTTCTCCGAGGACAACAAGCGCATATTATTGCGTATCCTTCTTCTGTACAACAATTTATAATGCCACAATAGAATGTCTGCCCCTTCTCCATGGCCTATAGCATTAGCAGGACAAATAGGGGCTGCAGGAGGAGCCGCTACAAGTATTTCATCGCGAAGAAATGCTGGGCTCCCTGATGCTACGGTCGCATCTCCGCAAACGGTTACATTACCAAATGGCGGTACCCTTAGCACAGTATTTGTGTTTCAAAGCATTGGCAGTCAAAATGCAGCCAATTCTGTATATACATATGCAAGTACGACAAATGCAGCATATAAAGCAGCAGGAAGTTC